ATCCCAGTGAAGAGCATTACATCCCTACTGCCCCTGTTCTCAACGGACGTACAGGTGCTGGGTGATGAGGAGAATGCCAACGGGATGACGTTCCCCGACATCTCGGATAAGTCGGAGTACACCTGCTATCAGGTAGTTGACCCCGCAGGAGCAAGGAACTTCTCTGCTATTTGGGCAGCGGTAAATGAGTTCGGGGAAGTGTACATCAGTAGGGAGTGGCCAGACCGAGCTAGCCACGGGGAATGGGCGTTGTTCGGTGAAAGATGGAAGTACGGTCCAGCAGCCAAGAAGATAGGTTACGATGTGCAGGGGTATTGTGCACTCTTCGATGAGATAGAGGAGGAGATGGGCGTTGAGGTATTTGAGCGCATTGGGGACTCCAGATACTTTGCTAGGGAGAATGAGAACAACTTGGATCTCTTTGCATCCTTCGCTGAGTTTGACTTTCACTTCGTTCCCTCCGATGGTAGGCAGGAGATCGTAGGTATACAGGCACTGGACGAATGGTTCTCATACAATCCAAACTACGAGCTGGATTCCGCTAATATGCCCAAGTGCTTTATTCATGATTCCTGTGAGAATCTAATCGATAGCCTAATTAACTACAACGCACAGGGCAAGTCCGATGAGGCACTGAAGGATTTCTTTGATCTAATTCGGTATTTGCGAATGGCGAATGCTGGGGATGGACCAATTCACTACACGGACACTGACTTTCAACAGACCAGAACAACAGGAGGATACTAATGAAACAAAAAGAATTAGCTGAAATATACGGGGTAACAGCACCCAAGATTGGCGTACTGCGCAAAAAGCTCTGCGATGCGGAGGACTACTGCGAGAAGACCAAGGAACTCACGGAGAGCGGTGTAGCTAAGATAGCTAGCTACTTCGAGAAAAAGGATGATGCTATTATTGAGCCCAAGTTTGTTCGGGTTCAAGCCCTGCACACTACCCCCAATAGGTTGTTCTGGTACTGCAAGCTACTAGAGAAGCCCATCCGAAAGATCAAGGTAGCCATACCATCTACACACTTGGGTGTTATTCGCCCGCAGCTAGTGTTCAAGGCGCAGGAGATTGAGAAAAACAATGAAAAATTCTACAGACATGAAATCATCTACAAGCGAGAGTTCCAGCGTGAGCAAAGAATTAAAGAAATTCGCAAGTAGGCACTCAAGTGCCTTTGTGGACTGGGAGATACTTCATAGGTGTGAACACGAAACCCATGATGAGATACCCTTGGATGATTTTCTGGACATGATTGCCAGAGATTCCCACTGGTATGCCATATTTTTAAACAACATTAAGATCAGATTAACCAAATAAGAGTGTGGTATAATCCACAAATCCATGGAAGATAAAGAGCTAGAAGCCTACTACGTCACATCCAAGCCAGACATTAACGAATTGAAGCGTGACTACGAAAGTGATGTCACTGAGCTCACAGCGTACGTGTCCCAGTGCCAAGATAGTTACAACAATCGTAACGCCGAATGGCTGGGCAAGAATAGCCAGCTAACTAAAAGCGGGGACCAAGCGTTCCCTTGGGACGGTGCATCGGACACAGAAGTAAGGCTCATCGAGCAGTGCATCACTACCTATGTGGGACTCATGATGAACGCACTAACCAAGAGTAACATCCGTGCGTACCCAACTGAATCCTCTGACATGCAGAAGGCTGGAGTAGTTTCATCCTTCCTGAAGTACATGCAGAACTCGTACATCCGTGACTTCCGTTCGGAGTGCGAGACAGCAGCAAACAATTTACTTGAGAAGGGCATCGCTATTACGTACGTAGACTGGGAGATTAAATCCAGAACACACGACGAAGAGTTTAACTTGGATCTAATCGAGGAAGCAGCACCAGAGCTATATGACCTACTAGCGGACGAGGATCGCGACGAGGAGACCATCGCAATGATGACGGACATGTTTGATTATGTCGATATCCCCAAGGCAAAGAAGGCCCTTCGTGAACTCCGTGACTTTGGAGTAGCTAAGATCCCAGTAGCCAAGAAGGATGTATCACGGCCCTTTGTGGAAACAAAGTTCGCTGACATTGATATTGTCATTCCAGCGTACGTAACAGACATTCAGCGCTCGCCCCGTGTGCACATGCGTGCGTTCCTTACTCCCCAAGAGATTGAGAACTGCGTAGAAAACAAGGGATGGGATGCGGAGATTGCGGAGGATCTCATTGAGAACTACCGTGGCTTTGACTACTCTGGCATGAACCAGACTACGTACAGCTCGCTGCGATCCTCTCAAGCACGAGGGGGATCAACTTACGGCATGTCTGGCATGGTGGACTCCAAGGATCTAATTGAGGTTATATACACCTACCGTAGGCTCATCGACGAGAAGAGTAACTCCGAGGGCATCTACCTAACAGTGTGGAACCCAAGGCTCACTACGGGCTACCTGAGCAACGAATTGCTCTCTGGCTATGATGAGTATCCATTTATCTTAACTCGTCTGAGCAACGCTGGTAAACGCATCTACGATGTGAACACCTTTGGCGACCTGCTTCGTGGCCCCCAAAAGCAAATGAAGACACTCCGTGATGGTTGGAGTGATCAAATGGCGTTGGCCGTTGCACCCCCACTATTACATCCAGTCGGAAGACCACCAGCTCAAATGGGTGCTGGTGCATGGATTGGTGTTCGTGCAAACGAAAAGTTTGAGTACATGAATGTCCCCAATACATCGGGGGCTGCTAGCCAGCTAGAGAAGTATGTTCAGCAGGAGGCAATGGATCTAGTTGGGCTCAACGAGGATAGCCAGCTAAGCCTTCAGCGCCAGCAGTTCACTATCGATAAGTTTCTTACGCACTGCTCCAGTATCCTGAAGCTAGCATACAAGTCCTTCTTGGTATTTGGACCAGATGAGAAGTTCTTCCGAGTGACTGGCTACCCAGACGAGCTAGTTATCTACAAGTCCCCAGAGGACGAGAGTATTGATGTCAATATCTCCTTTGATGTTCAGAACCAAGACCCTGAAACAATGAAGGCTAAAATCTCAGCAATCCTTGAGCTAGCTAGAAACTCACCAAGTAATACATTCAATGTACAAGCAGCGGAGCAATTCGCAGCGAATGCCATTGATCCAAGTATTGCGGATGCGATTATCCAGCCAGAGGGCCAAGGGCAGGAGGAGATGACTAAGGATGTCACTGATGACCTTACCAAGATTTACGCTGGTATCCCAGTGGGTGCTCGACCAAATGGTGGGCAGATCGCTATGCAGCTAATTCAAGAGTACACTAGTCAAGAGGGTATCCAAGGCAGAATCCAATCGGATCCTAGCTTCATGGCTAACCTACAGAACTACGCAGCTCAGTATCAGCAGCAAGTTGCTCAACAGCAGAATGCACAGATCGGACGCTTGGGTGCGGCTCCCGCTGCAATGGGCTCCGTTGACACTCAAAACCTAGGAGAATCCTAATGCCAGTCAAACAAACAGACAGCCTAAGTGATGCAGTTGCATTCCTATCTAACTACGAGCAGTACGAGTATATCTTGGGATTCATCAAGGAGTGCAGGGAAACTAAAATCCTGCTCCTAGAGAAGAACCTAGAGGGTACTGAGCGTGCTGATGCCAAGATAATTGGCGCTATGATCGAAGACGATTACCTACTAAAAGTTTTATCCCCACAAGAAGAAGTTTAATTTAACACAACCCAAAAATATAATGTCAAAACTAAGTCTAGCGAAAGCAGCAATTACGGGAGGGATCCGCCTAATCAAGGGTGGAGCCAAGTCCTACGGAAAAATCAAGAAGGCAAAGTCCATCTCTAAGGGTGGCGTTGAGTCCGCTCTTAGCAGGGCTGGCGTTCCCCGCAGCCTAGGAAAGATCAAGGCCAAGGCCAATGCATTCAAGGGAGTTGCGTCCGCTGGGGCCACTAAGGTAGCTAAGGTAGCTAAGACTGCCTCCAAGCGCATGCCAAAGGTTAATCCCTATGGTGCAGCAGCAGCAGTGGGAGCCGCAGGTGGAATCGCTCTTCAAAGCAAGATCCAGAAGGCAAAGAAATCACCAGCAGCACCCAAGATGTCAGCGCCCAAGAAAGCAGCTCCAAAGAAAGCAGCGCCCAAGAAAGCAGCAACTGTTAAAATTGCTCCTTATCAAGCAAAGAGTGTAGTTGCAAAGGCAAAGCCCCGTGCAGCTAGCTTTACTCCAACAGCAAAGAAGACACCCACCAGCGTTTCTGCTGGGAAGAAGAAGGTTGGATACGTTAAGTCCAAGCGCTCACTTCGTCGTCGATAACCCCAAATATATAATACAATGGCAAAAGCAAAAGCAGTTAAACTATTAGCTAAGGGAGCCAAGAAGCTCTACAAGTATTCAAAGAATGCCCTAAAGCAGGGAAAGAAGCAGGGTCCAAAGACGCGACCACAGCAAGCAACCGCAAACGCCAACGCTAAGATAGCGGATAAAGCTAAGGCAGTTGGCTTGGGGGTGAGAGCCTTTAAGAAGAAGTTTGCATCTGTAGTGGCGGGAGAAGGGAAAAGAGCTACTAACGCAATCAATAAGCAGGTCGCAGCAGTCAATAAAGGAAAGCCAGCGTTAAAGGCAGCTAAGGCAAAAGTGGCGCGAGCAAAAAAGGTAGCAGCTAAGAAAGCGCCAGCTAAGAAAGCGCCAGCTAAGAAAGCACCAGCTAAGAAAGCACCAGCTAAGAAGGTAGCGGCCAAGAAGGTAGCTAAGAAGACAGCTCCCAAGGGACCAAAGCAGGGACCTAAGACAGCAGCGGAGTCCGTGAAGGGCAAGCCAGTACAGGGACCAGCAAACTACAAGGGCAACTTCTTCAAGAACAAAGAAAAGGCACTCAAGGAGGCCCAAGCGAAGTTCATGAACTCCAA